CCACACTGAAGTTTTTTCATTATTTTTTGTTGGGGTTCCGGTTTGCAAACGATTGTCAGCATCAAAGTATTGCCCTGCAGGTGCAGTAAATTTAATTAATGCTCCAGTTGCAATATACTGTGCGTTTGTTGTAACAAATACGCCCACTGGTTGTGGCGTACCGTTAACATCAGTAAAATATCCCGAAGTTTCGTTAGTTGAAACTGTGCTTTGATTCCAAAACAGTGTCGACACTTGTGGTCTTGGAAATTTTGAATAATAGAATTGCAACATGTATGGATTACTAATCACAGGTTGAAGCGTATTTGTAATCATACTAGATATATCATTGCGGCTAAACCATTCAAATTGAAACACCGAAGTTACAGTGTCATTTTCCCACAGTGCTCCGTCACTTCCAAAATTGTTTGTGCTACTATACTTTCCTGTGTTGTCAACTAACTCTAAATATCTACTTGTGCCAACACTGCTACGTGCTATTGCTTTGCTTTTGAGAATACTACTGTATCTTGTAAATGGGAAGTTGTTGTAGTCCTCCCCATTTACCATGCGATTTTGTGTATAATAACGAGCCGGCGCACGTTGTTTAATTTCTGCAATTGTTTCACGTGCATCTGCATTTGTTACCGGAGATGAAATCCCGCATGTAAAAGTAACTGTTTCAACTCTACCAACACGACTTACATAGCTGATTGGAATTGTTACACTTTGCATTTCTTCAGGATTAATAATATACTCTAATCCGTTGCTTGCACGAACATAGGCTCTAAAAAGTCCAACTGGTATTTCACTAAACACGCCGTCGCCAAAATTCATTGTAATTTGATCATTGGTTCGACTTGCAACTGAAAAGAGTTTGCGCAAATCTGGAGCAAGCTGCTCAACAGCACCAGCATAAACATTTTCAGCATATTCCCATTCAGTTGCAATTGAACCAACATTGTCAATTTGATATAGCCAAACATCTTCGTTGTTGACGCCTTCGATATTAATGTTTACTGTACGGTTTGAAACTCTCTCAGCTAAATTAAAATCTTGATTCTGTAGTACACCCTGTTTAAACAAAAAGAAGTATCCAGTGTCGCCGCTGCCGAACCCAAGTTGATCGTTACGATATAAAAAGTTAAATCTTCCGTTAGGCTTTGGGCTGGGTTCGTACACAAAAGTTTTACCAACACTGGTACTGCTAACAGCCTCAAATGGCATAGTAACACCGTTTACTGTTGAGTTGTATGGAACAACTGGCAGGTATCCAGGAACTAAGTTAATAGTGTATTCGTTTGTGTCAACACCTAGTATAGATTGGCTATTTGCTGGTTTTCCGATGCGTTGATTACTAACCAGCGCAGCATTTATTATTGATGTAAATTGCTCTTGCCAGTCAGTGTTTGTTGGGTCGTTCCAATCCACTGTAACATTACTTAAATTAACACCATTGTAGTCAAAAACATTTTCAGTTGTTACAACTGAAAATACTTTTAGGTATCCTTGCGCGGCCGTATTACGTTTTGGTGTATAGCTGACTAAATTACTTAATCTAACCACACTGTCTCTACGTTCGGCAGTATCTAGATAACTCTCTCTTGTGTTTAAATCTGATCTAAATGCAAGAGATTGACCCATGAATGCCATTACATCAAGTAGTGCAATGAATTCACTTGATTCGATATAATCGTTGAATTGCTCAGGATAGTATAGACGAATATAATCTACAAAACTTTTTCGAAGCGTTTCAAAATCATAACTTTGAAAGTCAGCTTCGCGATAGGTTTGGTAAATTTTCTTCCAATCCTCAACCCCAAAAATTGCTGTTTGTCTAGTTGTTCTTGCCATGGCCGCCTGTTTCTTTGTAATAAAACTATTTATGTATAATATAAACCGCGCATATTATACATAGGTTGCATTGCGAACCTCTTGATCAAAAAAGATTGCTAGTCGTTCGGTGTCGGTGCTGGGTACTACACTGAGCAGTACTTCAATTAACACACCATTTTCTTGAGGAAAGGTATTGATACGTTCAATATATAATCTTGGATCACTTCCACATACACGTTGCATTTCTTGTTCCATTGCAGTAAGCACATCTTGTGTTTGTGGTTCAAAAACATATTCCCAAATAGTTGTACCAAAGCCTGGTCTGCCGGGCAATTCTCCCTGGCGTATGTTTAACGCATTAAGAAGGTCTTGTTTGATTAAATCGTAGTCAGTCACTGTGAACTTTTTATATCGATTAATTGTGCTAAATCCGATGAACTTTGGCATAGTATATTTATTTCCTTAAAAGGCTCGAGGATCAACCTTTGCAGATCCAACAATTGCTGCAACTGTGTTTGCAACATTTTGTGTATTCACTGTATCTAATACATTGGTAGTATCAGAAATATTTTTAACATTGTTACTGAATTTTTTTACACTGTGAACTGCATAGTTGCCCATTCTAATACTTGTTTTAATTTGAGTTATTTGACTTTGGAAATTGGGCAATAGCGGAAGTTCTTGTGCCCACTGATGTACTACACTTGGTCCAAACTTTGCAGCACCTTGTAACAGGCCTCCAAGTTCTTCAGCAGGTAAATCAGTAACGCTGATATTATCAAGTTTTAATTTGCGTAATTTCAAATATTCATACGCATCTAAATATAATTCAAATTGAACAAAGTCTTGTTTGGAAGGTATTAGAACTAATAAATCGTTAAGATTTTTAATTCCATTTTTTCCTGTCCAAACAAGAGGACTTCCTAAAGCACTAACTGCGTTACCACTTGGCTGAACGTATCTCGCAGTAGTTCCTTTTTTAAGATATCCTACTTGTTCAAGTTGCGCTGACGAAAATCCATATCTTCCAAATCCTGTTGTATTGCTTTTAGTAACGTTAGGCTGTCCTGCTGTTTTAACTGCTTGAGCTGACATTGCTCTTAAATCATTTTTTGTAAGTTTGCCAATTACTCTTGCTACCAAAGGTTGAACAGCAAAGTCACTTGCAGTTATCCCATCAACAACTACTGTTCCAGCTAGCAAGCGTTGAAACTTTGTTATTGTTGTTGCCATTACACTCCTCCATTACCACCAGGTCCTGCTGGCTCTTCGGGTGTTGTTCCGTCAGACCCAACTGTTCCCTTGCCAAGGTCTGCAAACGGCATATGTGTTGGCCCACGTGATACAATGCTTTCTGAATCTCCTGCTGACGTAATAGGTATTGGCTCAGGGGCTTCTACTGCTTCTGCTGCACCACTGTTTAAATTAATTGGTGTAGCCACAATATTCAACTCTGAACTTTTAATACTGCCAGTTGAACTGCTTTCTATAGCAACTGTTCCGTCACTTTTAATACCGACTAGGGCTTCACTGTACAATGTTGCACTTTCAGTACCCGATACACTCAAAGATGTAGCACTTTCCATGGCAATTTTATTTGCTTTTACATTAAATTGTGCACCAGCATACATGTTAATATCTTGGTCAGCATGAAGATTTATTGATCCGCGAGTTCTAACATTTACACTATTTGTTGCATACACATCAACAGTGCCGCTTGCACCAAGTTCAATCCATGTTAGTCCATTGGCATGTGTAATAAAAAAACATTGCCCGTCATCGCTCATAGTTATTTGATGACCTTTGCTGGTTCTAATACGAATTTGATTATTGTTGTTGTCAATATCGCCATCGTCCATGATGATGCTGTGACCACCTTGCCTACCAATAATTTTTAATTGTTCAACAGTTGTATCGCCACTGGCTCTAGCACTTGAGCTTGTTGCTTCAGCGCCGCCTTGATAGATTGGCCTGCCAGGAGTGCTTACTCCAAATGCTCTACTGGGGCTTTCGCGTTGCGCACTTGTTGAAATAGAGCCTCTAATAGGATCATCAAGTAAGCCTTGTGCAAGTAAAATACCGGCTTGTATACTGTGTACTGGCTTTGCTTCATCAAAGAATTTAGGATTGTTTGTAATTTCAGAGTTAGCGTTGTTTATCTCAATTACAGGAACAGCAGTTTTCCCTTCAAACTGTGCGGCTTGTTCGTCGTTTTGGGTAGAATAATTTCCAGTTGACCCAATTGCAGGAACCATATGATTTAGTCCTGGTATAGGAACACAGCCTATGTAGTATCCTAGACTAGGATCGCCGTTGACAAAAAAGCAAAGTACTTTTGTCCCAATATCTGGCGCAGTAAACCACATGCCGTAGCTGTGTGGGTTTCCGTCTAAGAATTGTCCTGCTCCGTCAGTAGCACCTTGTCGTGTTTGGCCATAAAAAGGACTTAGGTAGCGAACTGTTCTCCACAATGCCTTGTCACTAATGTACAATGCTGCATCGGGCGTTCCATCAGTAAATCTATCCAATACAACTTGTATTCTGCCAGACCGCGTTCCATCTGTGGTGTTTACTACTGTAGCAACAAAAGGCCCTGATTCAGAAGGCATGCCGCCGCGGTCAACTTTATATCCACTGCCTCTACCTTTATTACGTCCAATGTCCTCTGCCATTACTAGCCTCCCTGTGACTCTCTATTGATTATTTGTGGGTCTTGTGTTGTGTTGGTTTGAGTTTGCGTCTGAAGAGTATTCAATGCTTTTTCTGCTTCGTTTCTTATTTCTACAGCAGAATCATAATCTGCTTTTGCTTCTGATGCTATAAATCTTGCTGCATTTAATGCTTCTCTAGCGGCGCCGCTGGTTTCCCAGCCCGGGAAGTTTCCTGTCACTGACTGTGCTTGAAGATCTTGCCATTCAGCAAAAGTTGTTTCTACATTTTGATTGGCTTCCTGCAGAGTTTGATATTCTTGTGTTTGCATAATGTTAACACCAGCACTAGAAATGTTTGGCAATGGTTGTGGATTAACCATTTCGTTTGTTACAGGTAGATTGTCTGGAGCATCAATAAGTGCTCCAAGTGTAGTTGCAGTTGCGCTCGACGGTGCTATGTCTAACATCTCAACTAATCCAATTTCTTCGCCGTCACTGGTTGGTGGCTGAGCCCCTTGTGCTGCAGAGTCATACCCTTGAGTTCCTGAAACCAGCATGTCTGCGCTGTCAACTGCTTCTCCAACTCCACTAAATGTACTAAGAGCATCACCAAGATCAGGATTTACAGCATCAACACCAACTGTGTCGGGCGCAGCTACACCTTGTACTGGAGTAGGAATATCTCTTCCTTCAGTTTGTTCAGTTTCAACATCATAACCCGGAGGATACCAAGTATCTCCTATTGTTGTGCCTGGTTGTAGTTCTGTAACAGTAATACCTTGCAATTTTTCTTCTTCAAGAGGTACAATACGTAATTTTCCTTTAAGGTCTTGTGTAAACATTCCGCCTTTGAATCTATGATAAACTTCAGTTGCATAATACACGTAACTTTGTCTTGCGTTTGCTGATGAGCCAAGCATGCTTAATATTGATCCAAACAAGCCTGTGCCACTTGCCCCGCCGCTTCCGCTGGGTTGCATAAGTCCTTTATTTAAATCATAGTCACTTGGCAAATTAAAATTTAATTCAAACAATATTTGCTGCGCATCATAGTTAATTGATCCATCGGGCAAAAACGCACTATAGTTAAACTGTGATGGGTGAAATCCAGCAAACGATTCGCCTTGTTGAATCCAAGCAGGATCACCAATAATTTTCATGCTAACAGTTCCTTGATCAGCTGGACTGTACAAATAATCTGCAGCATTGGCAGCTGGTTCGTTTGTTTTTCCGCTTGCGCCTTGTGAGCTTTGTCCGCTGTTTGGCTGATAAAATCTTTTTGTTAAAACTTTGCCGTGTGCAGTACTAGAAGCAAGAATATCCTGTTGTGCGCCGCTGATCACATTGTAGTACAATGAATTAAAATCTTGTTTAAAATCTAGTACCTGTGTGTTCTGACCTGTAAACCAGTAATCATAGCGTTTGTGTACACCGCTAAATTGTGGTCTTGGAAAATAGACACTGTTTAAGTTATCAACTTTGTATGGGCTAACAATAAATTTAATTTTATAAGCATAATCGTTTCTTTTGGCATCCATTGCAATAGGTGATGATTCAACTGAAATTTTATACCATGCAACACTTTTCCCTGCAATGTTTCCGTTGGGAATAATTGCTCCAGTTTT